CAGTCTCCAAAACCAGCGACCCCTGCCAACAGCAAAAACACACCCTCGACGGCAAACTAAGACGCCGAATTTACTCTCTTCGAGCAACCATAACCACCACAGACAAGCCCACCCCAAACGCCGACACGGGCAAGGTCATGCGAGACAAAGTCCTTGAGCAACTTCTGTTAATCATTCCAGAAAACCGCAACCTACCCTACCGAACCACCTACAACTTTTACCCACTAGACGCAACCTCAACAACCCACAAAGCGTACAATGCAGTAGCCACAACCGAACCTGAACCGTCTAATGCTTCATGGGCAGAGTTGCCAAGTGCGGAATATGCGAACCTCTGGGGCAGCGACGACGTTAGGCACTCTAAAAGCGCAAACGGCAACGGCGAATACCCATTTATGCTGTTCCGCTTCAAAATAGGCTTCAAATCAGGTGAAACACGCAATGAACCCCGAAAACAATGTTTAAAGCGTGTAGTTTTGGCGTTTGAAGGCTTTGGAACTGCACCACAAGGAAACGGCGTAACCTTCAAAGTCTGGGATGTTGCGGCTGGCACTTGGAGCAATCCACTAATTGGTTCTGCAGGCGAAGATGAGACCCTAACCCTCACATTAACCTCTGACCTCACAAACTACGTCAACAGCGACGGCTTTCTATACATGTTAGCAAGAACAACCAACCCGTCAGACGGTATTTCCCCAGCCGTTTTGAACTGCGATTTTGTCCAAGCAACCGTTGACGTGCGAGGCATCACGTTTTGCGATGTTCACAGTTACAGAGACGTTGACGTGGTCGATGTCAAGCCGTTCCTGTTCAAAGAAGAAATCCAAATCGTTGCCTGGCTCTTTGAGTCCATAGCCATTTCATAGTTACAGGTGAAAACAAAATGGTTGACACATACCATAGTGACCAAGAAAAGTTCTACTATGTTACCGAAGGCACCTTCGGCGTAATTCCAGCAAGCCCAGCAATGCTGGGGCACTCATGCAGCAACCTAGACCCAGACATCAACCCAAACAATATTCGCGTAGCGGGCACGGGCTCAGTTGACGTGATCTCCCTAAAACGTGGACTAAGACAACCACTACTAAAACTCAAATACCCAATTCCATCCGACGCGCCCATCAACCTCTTGCAGTACGTCAAACAAGAACTCAACGTCAGCCTTTCTTTGCAGGTGCTCTACTACAAAGACATCTTTGTCACGGCAACTGACATCATAAGCTTGCTCTACAAGGGTGCACGCTTCAACAAAGCCACCCTAACATGCGACATAGACGGCATTTTGGAGTGCGAAGCTGAATTTCCCAGCCAAGACGTCGAGGTAACAACCGCCAAGATTGCAAACGCCACCTACACCGAGTATGCAGGCGCTGTCTCAGGCAGCGAGAGCTACGTAAAAATCGGCGGTATAGCCTGCGAGCGGATTACTTCTTGGAAGCTGCAAATTGACAATTCATGCAAAGCTGTTCCGGTAATACGGTCAACAAATGGGCACTTAGCCAAGTACCTAACGTGGGGTAAGCGGCTTTTGACTGGAGAGTTGACTTTTGAGTTTGAGAGCAAACAAGAAGCCGACGACATTTTGGCTGATACCGCGCAGTCCAGCTTAGAATTTGGGCTTGGCGGCGCCAACAAAGTCAACGTTGAGCACACAAAATGGGATGATTTTTCGTTGAGCGGCAAATCTGAGGACCTAATCTATGCCAAGGTTCCTTTCACGGCTAGAGGACCGCTCAGCATCTTGTAGTCACGGAGGACAAACCATGAAAACAGAAAAATTAGAAATTGATGGACGCTTCGGCGAAGAATACCAAGGCACCTACAGCTTTGCCGAAATCACATGGGCTAAGCGAAACCGCATAATCCAAAAACACACCAAATACAACAAGCTCTCAGGCGACGTGGAGAGCAGCGACTTCATAGCCATACAAGCCGAAACCATCATAGCCAGCATGCATGGTCAGCCCCAAAGCCACCCCATAACCATTGAGAAGCTGCTGGGCGAAGAAGAGGGTGTTCCGATTGAGCTTGGGGAACTTTTCTCGAAAGTAGTCAACAAACTAAACGGAATGTCGAGGGAGGATTTGCGTTTTTTACTAGAGCAGTTAGACGAGGAAAGCCGCACAGCGCTCTTGTCGAGTTTAGGCTATGTCAAACCTTCGGCTGGACACCAACAGAACTTGCCAAACAGCCAGCAAGAACAGTGCAGGAGTTCTGCCACATCCTAAATGTGATGGACGAAATGGCAGAGGAAGAAAAGAAAAAGGCGGAGCGTGAAGCAAAACGGCGATAGAAGTAACCTGCGACATCGACGGCGTGGAAGAATTCAAAGCTGCCATGCAAAAGTTCGATTCAGGTATGCAGCGTGAGGTCCATAGCTTTTTGGATAGCTGGGCTGCTGATGTCAAAGCTCAAGCGGTCAAGAATGCGCCGATGGTTACGGGTTATCTTCGCAGTACTATCTATGCCAAAATCAGGGAATGGGTCGCTGCAATCGGTGCCGATGCGACTTATGCCCTTTTTGTTGAGCTTGGCACCAAGTACATGCAGGCACAACCCTACCTTTACCCAGCCATCCAACAGTACCTTCCAGAATTGGAAACCGTTATAGTCTCAGCCATCGAGCAAGCTAAAGCGGAGGCTGGGCTGTGAGCTTTCGAGAAATCGCCGTAACTATAAGAGCAGTGAACCGAGCCAGCAACGAGTTTTCAAGAGTTCAAACAGACGCCGAAACACTGGCAACACGGGTTAAGAGTTTGGGTTCCACTCTTGCGGGTTTGGGCGCTACAGGCACCGCCATAGGCTACGTCGCCAACCAGTTTGGATTACTAAATGCTTCTGAAATGAAGGTTTTCAACTCTGCCATGATGGTTGTCTCAGTCATGGGTTTGTTTTTGCGCACAAGCACCGGCTTAGCCGTGGCTCAAAAGGTGTATTCGGCAGCTTGCTGGGTAGCAACGGCGGCGCAAAACGCGCTTAACATCAGCTACGGAACCTTCCTTGCTCTTACGGGAGTGGGGATTGCGGTTATTGTTGCGGCTGCCGCTGCCATGGCATATTTTGCCAGCAGCATGAACACTGCCACGGCTAGCGTGCAAAACTTCAACAGCGCCACCACAGAAACACCCACTCACACGCGCAGTATCCAAAGGGCGGGAGAGTCAGCCGTCACTTCGAGGTCGGGGAGTAGTGGTTCTTCGGAGGCTTCTTTCTATCGAAGGGGTGTTGAGCAATGAGCGTTAGTCCACCTGCTTTGACTATTGCTTTGGGTCCTGTTGGCATCCCACAAGTGGACGTTATAGAAGCCCTCGTGCATTTGGGCGCCACAAAAGAGGTCAGCAGTTGGGAGCTTCACCTGCAGAACTGGAACAGTAAATACAGCCCAAATGGACTCTACCCACTTAATGTGGGGCAAGACGGCTACATTTGCATTGGCAGAGGCGCTAATGTTCCTCAGCTCATAACCACAAGAACCGAGAGCATCAAATTCCAGTCCAGCCCAACCGAAAACTATGTCATAGTGGCTGGGCGGTGCTGGGGCGAGAAGCTCTTCAGGCAAACCGTAACCAAAGACTACTCAGGCTACAAAGGCGAGGACATAGTCAAAAACCTCTTGGACTACTATTCAGGATTAAGCCATGTAAGAGGAGGCACAGAGCTTGTCGAAAACACTGACACCACCTTCACCGACCTCAAGGTACAGGACACCCAAGTTTGGGACTTGCTCCAAAAAATCGCCTCAGAAAGCGACAAAGCAGGCGTCATCGGCTACGATTTCCGCACCATGCCTGACGCCAAATTCGAGTTTTTCCCAAGAAGCACCAAAACCAGCCCCGTCAGCCTAACCGACAAGATAGAAGCCTACGAGTACTGGAAAGAAATCATAGCCATCAGAAACAAAGTCACCATCTATGGGGTTGCTGACAAAAGCTCACCGCTAGATAAAACTGAAATCGTTGAAAGCCTAATCCCAGCAAGCGGTGCATGGACAAAATACTCTGGCGCATCCATGACTGTTGACGCAACCAAGACATACGGAGAAGCCAGCGCAAGCATAAAACTCGAAACAGGCTCAACCTACTACGGCGGGCTCTACTTCACATTCAGTACACCGCAAAACCTCAACACTTACCCCAAACTCTACTTAGCTCTCTTGCGGGATGCGCATATTCGTGCAGACGGGTTTAGCATTGAACTTTTTGACACTTCGTATAGAGCTGCTGGGCAAGTCCTAAGCAACGTTAACGAGAATGAGCCGTCAGCGTTTGCGCTTGATGTCGGCGAAGCCTTTGCGGCTAACTGGGGGCCACAGTCTGGCTTTGATTGGACGCATGTTAGCATTGTTCGGATCGACGGCTGGTTGGTCGATACTTTAACGTCTGGTCTCATTTGGGTTATGCAGTTATTCTTTGGCGGTGCACGCTACAGCAGTATCCAACAGGACACGGCTAGCCAAGCAACTTATGGTCTTAGGGAACTTGTGGATGTTGACGAGGAGCTTTGGAGCGACACCGACTGCCTACTCAGGGCACGGGCACTTTTGGCTAGCATGAAAGACCCATCCGAGTACATCACGCTCACAAGCACCGTCATTGACTATGGGAATACTCCGTTTTTCCCAGCCGACACCGTGGCTGTTTCTTTGCCAAACGAGAACATCAACGGCAACTTCCGCATTCTAAGCACCGAATACCACATCAAAGCTGAGACTGGCGAGTTAGAAATTACCCTTGAGCTTGGGAGGGAAAAGTCGCTCTTGGCGGATTACGTGTACGCTTTGCGGTCTAAAGTGGACCGCGTTAACAGATACAAAGTTGCGAGGGTATAACAAAATGAAAAGTAGTTTGCGAAAAACCATTGAAAGTTTGAGTCCCGGAGACCTAATCTGCGTTAGCTGGTGCGATGCAAGCGTGGGCAAAAGCAGCGGTTCAGGCATGGCTATTGATGTGCCCGTGAAAAGCTGGGGCATCTACGTCGGGCTCATAGGCGACAAAGTCAAGCACATAGTGCTGGCTCAGAACAGTTTCCGCTACTCGGATGGGCTTTTCGATTTGGACTACACGGCAGTTCCGCTGGGCTGGGCAGTTGACGTGTCGGTGCTGATTAAAGAGCATATTCCAAAAGAAGCCGCTGTCAAGCTGGTTAATAGTTTTATGATGGGTGGGCATCGGGCGCTTAATCGCCCAAGAACGTTTCAGCGACGGATGTTTCAGCAGAGGTTGAGCGTGGATGGCAGACCCGATTAAACGAGCATTAACCAGAAGACGCATAGAGCGAGGACACTGGATAGAAGAAGAACCAAACAGCAAGCTTGTGCTGGGCGTCAAATTCGCCATTGCCATGACTGCTTTTATGTCTGCTTTGGAACTTGCGCATCTGGCGTTTTTGCACACTTGGAACGCTGAAATCTTCGCATCCATCACTGGACTAAGCGGCACGGTCATTGGGTTGTTTGTGGGGCAGAAAACATGACCAAAGGCAAACCATGGCCAGCAGACGACGAAAAAAGGCTCAAGGATTGGTATTCTTCGGGAACCACTGACTTTAGAGTTTTAGCGTTTAGTTTTGATGGGCGATATACTGAGGAGGCTATTCGCCAAAAGCTGATAAAATTCGGTTTACTGAAAGAACACCTATGTGAAGTCTCTATTTGTCTCTTTCTCCTCATCCTTTCTTCTG